CTTACTTAATACAGACGCCTCTAAGAATCAGGAAACAGCAAGTGAAGAACCAACAAAGGAAGTAAGTGAATCGGAAACGAATAACATTGACACCTTTGAAGATGATGAACTTATAGATCAAGTTGAACAAGAAGAACCTACTGACAGTAATCAGGAACTATACAAAATCAAGGTCGGAGATCAAGATTTGGAAGTCACCCTAGATGAACTCAAAAAAAGTTATTTTCGTCAGCAAGATTATACTCGTAAAACCAATGAGCTTTCTGATAACAGAAAATCAGTTGATGAACTTAAAAATTCATTAACAAGGAATAACGAGGAGGCAAAAATCAAGAGAGATCAATACGAAAAACAACTTCTAGTATTATCTGAACACTTAAAGACTACTGAAAACCAGGTAGACCTAGATAGGTTATATCAAGAAGATCCTGCTGAATATGTCAGAGCAAAAGCCGAGATAGATCGTAGGAAAGAAATGATGGAAGCTACTAGACAAGAGCAACAACGATTAAACTCTGAAAAACAAAGAGAGCATGAAAGAAATTATAATGCTTATTTGGAAAAAGAAAGAAATCTTCTTGCTGAAAAACTACCTATTTACAGCGACAAAGAAAAAGGGCCTGAGTTCGTAAAGAACCTTACCAATTTCGCAAAAGATATTGGATATACAGACCAAGAAATTTCAATGTTAGTAGATCATAGAGCAGTTCTTATGTTAGCTAATGCCTATCGTTATAATAGGTTAAAAACAGCTAACGCAAAAAATAAGAAAGTAACTAGAACTCCAAAAGTTGTAAGTTCATCTAGTCCTAAAGTTGTTGAGGAAACAAGTGATGTTGCAAAGCGTATTAACTCTAAAAAAGCAATTCTAAGAAAAAGTGGAAAAGTCACAGACGCAGTAAACATTTTCAAAGAAATGTATTCTTAACAATTAACTAATAGGAGATAAGTATATGGCACAGCCAACAAATACTTTTGATACTTATGATGGCGTTAATTCTATAAGAGAAGATTTAGCTGATGTAATCTATAATATTTCACCAACTGAAACTCCTTTTATGAGCAACGCATCAAAAGGTACAGCATCTAATACTTTACATGAATGGCAAACTGACTCTTTAGCGTCAGTTGCAGTAAATGCACAAGTTGAAGGTGATGATTATGCAGGTGAAGCAAGATCTGCAACTACAAGACTAACTAACTATACTCAAATTTCATCAAAATCAGTAACAATTTCTGGTACTGATGATGCTGTTGATAATGCAGGAATGGGAACGCAAATTGCTTACCAACTTGCTAAAATGGGTAAAGAAATTAAGCGTGACATGGAAAACGCTATGGTTGGTATTGAACAAGCTAAAGTAGCAGGTAATGCTTCTACAGCTAGAAAATCTGCTTCAGTAGGTACATGGTATGGCCCTGCATCACCAACTAACAACTATGCTAAAAATGGATCACCTTCGGCTGTTCCTTTAGGTACTGGTGCTACAGCAATCGCAGGTGGTACTAACAGAACTTACACCGAAGATTTATTAAAAGCAGGTCTTTTAGTAGCATTTAATAATGGTGGAGAACCTGATACTGTTTTAATGTCAGCATCACACAAACAACTAGCATCAGCTTTTAATGGTGTAGCAACTAAGTACAAAGATGCATCAGACAAAGTATCAATCGGAACGACTGATATTTATGTTTCTGATTTTGGCGAAGTGGCTTTTGTACCTGATAGATTCCAAAATGCTAACAGAGTAGATATTTTGCAAATGGATATGTGGAGTGTAGACTTCCTTAGACCTTTCCAAACTTCTGACTTAGCAAAAACTGGTGATAGTGATAAAAAATTACTACTAGCAGAATGGACTTTAACAGCAAAAGCACCAAACGCTAACTATGGTATATTTAACTTAACTGCATAATTGTAGTCTAAGGATAGGGAGGGGAATTATCCCCTCCTTTTTAATTTTAACAGGAGAATAAAATGGGTGTTTTTACAAACAAAAAACATAGTTCAAGTTTGTATAAAGTTGTTCAAAATTCTATCAAAGCTGATCCAATGATTAGTAGAGGTAATAATAAAAAACAATCTAAACAAACTTCAGGTGGAGATAGAAAATACGATCCAATGTTAAGTTTTTCAGGTAATCAAGGTTTATCTGTTAAAGGAACAATAGATCAAATGATTATGAAAGCTATAAAATAATATGGCTAAAAAGTTTTCTTTAAATGAACCTGGCGATCAATCATCAGTTAAAACTAATTTAATTGTAGATGAAGCAGAAGATAAAATTCATATAGAAAATTATCAAGCACAAGCAGACATAAAAGAAATACTACAAGCTAATAAAGTTGCACAAAATGAAGGTGCTTATAAATCTAAAGTTTTAAAAGAAGCTAAAGGTTATAGAGTAGCTAGATTACCAAACATTATTGTTCATCAATTAGCAAAGAAAAAAATAATTTCATTAACAGGAAAAGTTTTAGATAAGCCTAAATTTTTTAGATGGCTTAATGATCCTGATAACAGACACTTTAGGATTTACACAGGGAATTTATAATGGCTCTTACAACTTACGCATTGTTGAAAACAACAATAGCAAATTATCTTAACAGGACAGATCTCACATCATACTTGGGTGATTTCATTACGCTTACAGAAAGCAGATTGAATAGAGAATTGCGTGTAAGAGAAATGGTCAATACAGATACCAGTACAACAACAGTTGCAGGTACACAATCCTATTCTTTGCCTAGTGGTTTTTTAGAAGCAAGTGCAGTTATCTATCAAAGTAATCCTTATAGAACATTACGCTTTATGGCTAATGGTGATTTTTACAGACAATATAATGTTACACAAACATCAGGACTACCAACTTTTTTTACCATTGTAGGTGAAAAGATTTTATTAGGTGTTGCTCCTGACTCAGCAGAAACACTACAAATAGATTTTTATAAAACATTAACACCTTTATCAGAATCAAATACAACAAATACAATCTTAACTAATTACCCTGAGTTATATCTTTATGGTGCATTAGCAGAATCTTCTCCTTTCTTAATGCAAGATGAACGATTAAACACATGGGCAGGTTTATATAAAGAGGCTTTAGCCAACGCAAATTTATCTTCACAAAAAGGATCAATAACATCTTCTCCAATGCAGATGTCAGCAACAGGAATAATTTAACATGATAAAGTTCGGACAATTACAATCTGATCTTCCTGCTTATCAAAATTCAGGTGCTTTAAAAGTTGATAATGTTATACCTCTTAAAGAAGGGTACAAATCATTACCAGGATTTCAGGCTTTAAGTAGTCAAGGTTTAACAGGTGGTGCAGTAGGTTTATTTTCTTCTTTTCAAGCAACTGGTGTAACTAACTATGGTGGTGATGCAACAAAATTGTATCAAATGAATAGTTCACAAGTTTTTATAGATAAATCTAAATCAGGTGGGTACAATAATAGTACAACATCTAATGCTAGAGATTTTTGGAACTTTACACAGTTTGGCACAAATATTATTGCTACTAACCATGCAGATAATATTCAAAAGTTTAATCAAGGAACAGACTCAGCATTTTCAGATCTAGTTTCTTTAAAAGCAAAATACATCACAGTTATAAATAACTTTGTTGTTTCTGGTTACACTACAGAGTCAGGTACAGAATACAACCAACGAGTAAAATGGTCAGGACTAAATGACAGTTCAACATGGACTCCAAGCCAAGCTACACAATCTGGTTTTCAAGATATAGTTGGTGAACATGGAAACCTTGTAGGCATAGTAGGTGGAGAAAATTCAGGAATAATATTTTTTGAAAAAGCTATCTATCGTATGTCATATGTTGGAACGCCATTAATTTTTAGGTTTGATAAAATTTCAGACAATATAGGGGCATTTTGTGACAAGAGCATAGTATCTTTTGGTAGTATGATTTTCTTCTTAGCCCAAGATGGATTTTATATGTTATCTGGTGGTCAAAAACTTGTACCAATAGGTAATGGTAAAGTTGATAATTTTTTTTATGACGATCTATCTTCTAATTTAGATGGTATATGTAGTGCAATAGATCCTAACAATAGTATTGTTGTTTGGTCTTACAGAGGATCAGATGCAACATCTACTACTACAATAAATAATAAATTAATTATTTATAACTATAGTGTAGATAAATGGTCAACAGGATCAGGATTAGATTTACAATTTATTTCTACAGCATCACAAGAAGCCTTTACCACAGTAGAAAGTTTAGATGTATTAGGTAACTTAGATAATTTACCTAAATCATTAGACTCTTATTTTTATGGAGAAGGTATTGTTGGTTTAGCAGGATTTAATTCAGAAAATAAATTTGGAAAGTTTATTGCTACTTCTTTGTCAGCTACAGTTGATACTACAGAGTTTGAAGGAGTAGAAGGCAGAAGATCATCTATCATTAATGTTAGACCGATTGTAGATAGTGAAGAAGATAGTGCTACTGTTACAGTAACACCTATTACAAGAGCATCACAATTAGATAACATTTCTGTAGGAACAGCAGTTTCTACGCAAGATAGTGGAGATTGTCCTGTACGATCTAACTCACGATACCACCGAATACGAGTATCAGTAACAGGCAACTTTAAAACAATGAGTGGCGTAGATATAGAGGCAAGACCTGAAGGTAAAAGATAATGGCTGAAAATCAGTTTCCTGTCGTACCTATATCCATACCAGATCATAGTTTACATTTACAATTAGTATCTAATGCTTTGAATAATACTATTAATGGTAAATTAAATAGTACAGGCTCAGTAACATTACGAGCAAGTCAAACAACAACAACACTTACCGATGAAAGAATTGGTGGTAACTCAGTAATTCTGTTTATGCCAACAACTGCAAATGCTAACTCTACAAAATCAAGTTTGTATGTATCTGCAAGAGCAGACAAAACAGCAACATTAACTCATGCAAGTTCTGGTAATACAGATCAAACATTTGGGTATGTGGTTGTAGGGTGATTACGCAAGTACCCAAAGAAGATTTACATTTAATTTGGAACGAAGTTGAGCCTCTTATAAAAAAGGCTTTAGACGATACTTATTCAGCTAGAGATATTTTAGATGGGTTAGTAAAAAACTCTTTTCAACTTTTTATTAGTTGGGAAAATAAAGTAGAGAGTGCTGTTATTACAGAGGTAGTACAGTATCCTCAAAAAAAGATTTGTCGTTATTTCCTAGCAGGAGGTAACAATATGGATAATTGGTTAGAGCCAATTCAACAAACAATAGAAAAGTTTGCTAAGTACAATAATTGTGACGCTGTAGAAGTTGCAGGTCGCAAGGGTTGGGCAAAGAAATTAAAAGGATATGAACAAAAAGTATATTTATTTAGTAAGGAATTATCATGAGTAAAGGTAGTAATCCAAGTAGTATAACAACTACATCATCACAAGAACCATCAGATTTTATTAGACCTTATTTTCAACAGGCAGTAGATTCAGCACAAGATTTATACGAAGGAAGTACGCCTAATTTTTTTCCTAATGCAACCTATACTGATTTTGCTCCTGAAACATCAACAGCTTTAAATCTTACATCAGCAAGAGCATTAGCAGGTAATCCTTTACTTAACCAATCACAAACTGAAGCATCAAACATACTATCAGGTAATTATCTTAACCCATCAACTAATCCTTACTCCAAAGCCTTATACGATCAAATGGCAGGTGATGTAATATCAGATGTTAATTCTCAATTTACAAGTGCAGGTAGATTTGGTTCAGGTGCTAATCAAGAAATATTAACCCAAGAATTAGGACAACTAGCTAATCAAGTTTATGGCGATCAATATAATCGTGAGAGAGATATTATGGCTAACACAATGGCTACTGCTCCTGGACTTGGTGAAATGGATTATAATGATATTGCTAGACTTCAAGGTGTAGGTGTAGAAAAAGAAAGTTTAGAACAAGCTAAACTACAAGATGCAATAGCTAGATATGATTACGAACAACAAAAACCATATATAAAATTAAATCAATATTTAGGTTCATTAGGTGCAAGTGTACCATCTAACACAATAGAAACTTCACCTGTATTTAGAAACACAGGAGCAGGGTTACTTAAAGGTGCAGGAACAGGACTTAACATAGCAGGGCAACTTGGTGTTAATCCTCTTTATGGTGCAATCGGTGGTGGCTTACTTGGAGGGTTTGCATAATGGCACAATTTTCAATGAATAATTTACCAATTAACCCTTTTACAAATAAACCTATACCTATGGGTGTAAACAGTAGAGCATTTGTTGGAGGAAGATCTCTTTTAGACAATGTTTATGGAGCAAGTAATAATCCTTCTATTCAAGCTAATCCTCCTAGTAGATTTAGAACTGATATGATGAGTGGTTATAAAACATCACCAAATTCAAGTTTTGGTGTTAGAAGAAATCCAACTAGATCAAGTGGTGCATTTGTAGATCCTAATATTAATGATCCATTGTTAAGAAATTTTCCTGAACAAAGAGAAACAATAAATAACATATATTCTAAAATACCAAAAGATCAGAGAAAATATGTAAAAGTACAAGATGGTCAAGTTTTTTTTGATTTGCCTGAAGAATTAGAAATGGGTACTCAAGATCAAACAGAAAAAGTACCTAGTAATATTCCACAATTTAATACTGAAGAAGAATATTTAAAAGCATCTGGTTTGTTAAATCAACAAGGTAATAAAACAGAAAAAAAAGGTTTACTTAATTTGCCTAATGAAGAAAAACCAAAACAAGGATTTCAAGGTCTTTTAGACAAGGCTGTTCAATTTGCTACTTCAGATTTTGGTAGAGATTTCTTTATGAATATTGATGATGATTATTCAACAACACCTAAATCTTTTTTATCAAGAATTAGTAATGGATATAATGTTGCTAAAGCTAATGAAAGAGAAAGAGAAAAATTAGACATTGAAAGAACTAAAGCTAATAAATTGGGTGGAGATCAAAACTTTGCTTACATTGTAACAGATCCAAATACAGGTAATAAATATAACGCCTTTGTAGATAGAAAAAATGGTCGTGTATTAGTTAATGTTGATGGTGAGAAAAAAGCATGGTCACCTGGTATGTTTGGTGGTGAAGTACCTGCTGAAATTTCAACAGTAAGTAATTTAGGAAAATCAGATCTTACAGGAAATGTATTTATAAAAGAAAAAAGAGAATTAACTACTTTTGAAGAAGATTTAACTAAACTTACTAAGTTTATGGAAAATGTAGATAATGGCCCTGTAGGTATGGAAAAATTAGCTACACAATTTAGTTCTTATTTAAATACAATATTAGGTAAAAATGATTTAACACCACAAGAATTAAGACAAAAAGTTCTTGAAGGAGATTTTCAGGCTTTAATTGGTGCTAATAGAATTGAAGTTGTTGGTGGTGGTGTCATGACAGAACAAGATGCTATAAGAATTATTAAAGCATTAGGTGGTGATCCTGCTGATATTAGTACAAATCCTGAAGCAGTTATTACAGAAATGTCAAAAATATTTGCACAAAAATATAATACTTATAAAGATGCTTTAGAAACTTATAATATTAATGTTACAAGTGGTGGCTTTGGTGCATATCCTAAAAAAGAATTAATTGAATTTAATGATAATTTTTTAAATATATTAAGTCCAGACCAAGCACTAAGATTAGATTTAACACAAATAC